CCCGGTCTGCTTGGCTGCTTCCATGGCTGTCCTCAGGTCAGCTACCAGAAGGTCTGCCTGCCTTGCCATCCCAAGCGCCATCTCAGCAGATGCAAACAGGGGTACCTCTGGCCCAAAGTATGTGCCGCTCCCAACGTCCACCAAGCCGATGGATTTTAGAGCCTTGTCCCCATGCAGGTTGTGGGGGTCCTGCGCTCGGGCCTGCTGCATCTTCGCCTTCAGCACCAGCCGAGCCTTGCTGGGGTTTGTGGCAATGGCTTGCATCAGCTCCACATACAGCCGAAAGTTGGCCGCTGCTGTGCCTGATGTCTGCCCAATGATGCCTGCCCGCACAACCTCAGGCACGTCATCGTACCGAAAGAAGGCCCGGCGCGCGAAGTCAGCAGCCTGGTCAGGGGTCTGCCCCTTCAGCAGCTGCGCCTCAAAGGCTGCTTGACGGAATGAAACCTCCACAGCTTCAGCGGTACGGGTCCAGAATGACTTATCGAACGGGTCCAGCTCTCGCTTGACCGCGCCGGCTACTGGTCCCTCTGCTGCCCTGCGCGCGTCCCTGAGCAAGTCACCTGCAAGGCTGCCCACTCGGCCTGCCTCTACTGCTGTGTACCCAAGGCCCAGCTGCTCACCTAAATCATTGAGCTGCTTGCCACTGTAATACACCCCATCATTGGTAGTCAGGCCACCGCCAAACGTGCGCCGGATGAGCAGGCGCTCCATGATGTCACCGGTTTCTTTTAGGCCACTGGTCAGGATGGGTGTGAGCATCTGCTTGAATAGGGCAGTGGGAAAGCCCACCACATTGGGCAGAACGTAGCCATACCGGGCATTACTGACGACATTACGCCGCCCCCTACCTACTATCTGCCCAAGGCTTTCAAATAGAATGTGGTGGAGCGGCTTGCGCACCCGTGGCGATATCTCCTCAATAAATTTGGCGAACTGCTCACCATTCTCAGCGAAGGCTTGCTCTGCCACGTGGCCTGCCTTGTCGTAGACGCGCGTCCTGATGTGCCTGCCCCGTCTCAGTCTGGGTATCTCTTCAGCGACGCCCTGCCCCATCAACTCCAGCGCTCGGCTCACACCTGCAGGTACTTCACCCGCTCTAGTCGTCAGGCTCTCAATGGCGCTGCCCAGCTGCTCAGTGTAGCGGCCCTGACTTGCTACTGCCTTCTTGGTGCCCTCATCCACTGCCACCTTTAGAAGTACCTTCTGGTATTCAGGGGCAAGCCACTCAGTCAGCCGGCTGGTACCGCGCGCGCCCACCATGCCTTCCACGTTGTCACGCATGAGACGCACATCCATGGCGCGCAGGGTGTCCACTGTGGGCATGGCAGGGGTGACGCCAGCAGGGCGCGGTATCAGCTCCTTGTTGAGTGCCACAGTGTAAAGATTCAGCGCCTTGCGCTCATCCCCATACATCACGCCCATAGCTTTGAGCCATGCCTCCTCTGGTCCGATTGGGTTGTCCGCGCGCGCAATTTCATCACGGAAGATGATGTCAACAGCCTCATCAGCGCTGCCCCGTTCCCTTGCCAAAGCTGTCAGGCGCTTGCCTACCCGCGCAAGCTCGGTCTGTGCAACGGCTTTGATGTTGGTGCCAGCTCGTGCAAGGGCTGCAGTCTCAGACTGCAAGGGCGTCAGGCCTGTGATGGCGCGCGCGCGTCGCATAGTTGGGGTGTCCAAGCCACGAGACCCGAGCAAGCGGTCAAGGCCTGAGCGCTGCCCGTCGAAGTAGGTTTGCAGGCTGGTGAGGTCGCGACCCAAGCGCGCTGTCCGTGGTGCCTGCTTGATGGCGTGCGCATCCTCCAGCAGGGTGGTGGCCTCCAGACGCAGCGCAGCTGGCACCTCACTCCAGTCATCAAACCGCCCGAGCTCACCCGCAATCTCATCAGGCAAGCGGTGCAGCACATCCTTGGGGCTGTTGCCAAAGGTCTCGCGCCGAAAGGTCTGCAGACTGCGCCGGAGTGCAGGCTCATGGACGCGCGGCACGCCTACGTTGGCAGTCACCATAACCACATCGTCAGGCACGTTCTGCACCAAGGTGCGCCCGAAAAGGGCAGCATCCTCACCCAGGATAGGCGCCACATCTCGCATGATGGCAGCAGGGGTATCACTGGTCCGCTTGATGGCTGCCCGCGCTGCTGTGGCTGCTTCCTTGCTGAACCCACTGCTTTTGAGCACCTTGTCAGCTACGCGGCGGACCACTCGACCGTCAGACGCCCGTCCCGGCACGATGGCAGCGGCTACATCTGCCACAGGGCTGGTGACTGCCAAGGCTGCTGCTTTGGCCCTGCGCCCCAGCTGCGTGGTGGGCTTCCCTGCTTCTACAGCTTCAGCCAGCTTGATGGCTGAGCGTGCTGCTGCGCTTGCTGCCTTGGCTCCTCCTGCTTTGCTTGCCAGCTTGGTGGCACCCTTCAGGCCCTTAGCTGCTGTGCCCGGCCCGGCTGGAAAATATATCTCAGCCAGGCTGCCCGCATAGTAGGCGGCATCTGGGTCACCCCATATCTGCGCGTAGAAATCTCGGACTGCTGGCGCGTCAAGGAACTCATCTCCCATGGTGCGCCCGTTCGTCACGTTTTGACTGATGCGCGCAAGCTCTGCCTCTTTCCATGCGCTGAAGTCTGAGAGCGGGCTCGGTACTTCTGCCACGCTCACAGTGCGCCTGCCCTCAGGGTCAAAGGTGGTGAGCTTTCGGGTCTGGCTGGTGGTCGCTACACCTGGCAGGGGGAAGGCAGCTATAGGTCTCCCGGTTGTAGTGGATGTGACAAGCACATCAGGAATGCCCAGTGCGCGGCGCCCCTGCGCAATCGCATAGCCCAAGTCATCCTTGTCAATCGGTACGCCGTCAGCGTCAACTTCGTAGCCTAGGCCTCTAAAGTACCCCTCTGCTGCCAGGGCGCTGACCCAGCCCAATGTGGAGCGCAGTGCTGTACCCAGCTCGGTCTCTACCACTCCAGCTGTCTGGTTGGCTTCAGTCAAGATGCCGCTGAGCGCAGGCCCTGCAAATTCATACCAGCGCACGTCCTCACCCAAAGACTGTCTGCGTTGAATCTCAGCCTGGTCAGCGGCTATTTTGTCTGCCATGACGCGCACAGACTCAGCCCCAAGGAGGGTCTGCTTGGCAAAGCTCTCATCAAACTCATCACTTGCAGTAGCAGGCCTGACCTCACCATCAGGCTCCACGAAGCGGCGCTCTGTCAGAATCTCACCACTGGGCAGAACTGCAGGAATCTCCTGCTCCACAATGCGCGAAGGGCGAAAAAATGACATTGCCTCTGGGCTGGTCCGCTTGGGCTCATCCACTCCAGGCTGCAGCACCTTGGTGATGTCCTGCTGCTGTGCCCGCTCCTCACGGTCAAGGAGTCGCTGCTCCTGACGCGCTATCTCATCCTCCCTCATGTTCTGCTGGCGCGCTGCCATCTCTGTAGCCACTCTGGCTACCCTGGCTTCCTCTCGTCCCGCTGCCAGCTCATCAGCGCTGGCAATAGGGGTGATAGGCAGCACAGCCTCAGCGATAGGCTCAGCAGGTAAGCCAGGAATGATGCCCTGCTGACGCATTATCTGCATCACCTGAGCCTCTGGCATATCGTCAGGCAGCTCGTAGACTGTGCCGTTGACTGTGTACTCCATCAGGGCACCACTTCGAACATGCCCTTATCTGCGTTCCATCGCTTCCTGATTGTCTTAGGTGCAGGTGCAGCGTCAGGAGCTGGAGGCCCTGCAGGCTCAAAGCCTTCAGGTATGGGCTGGTCAAACCGGCTGACAGGCTCAGCAGCAGGCGCAGGCGCGGGCGCAGCTTGGGCGCGTGGCGCAGGGGTGGCAGGCTCGTCAGGCAGGTCACTGCCCACCTGCTCAGGCTCCAAGGCGATAAACTCGCGACGCGGTGAGGCTGCTGCCTCTTCCTCTGCTATCTTTGCTGCCTTGGCTGCTGTGATGCGAGCCCCTAAGACTGCCCGGTCTGTGGTGGTGGTCTTGGGCAGGCGCTTGACAAACAACTCCTGCTGTAGAAGCTCGTCATCGATCGCACCCTGAAGGTCAGCGTCTGCCGCTTTGGCTTGCTCCTCCTGCTTTCCTGCCTGTGCCCGCTCATCGCGTAGCAGCTGACGGGAGGACATAGACTGCAAGTCCTTAGACTTGTATTCCCTCGTAGCAAGCGCGAAGGCAATGCCCTCCTGCAGCTCATCACCTTTGAGCACCTTGCCCAGTTGGCGCTCTACCTTCTTGATGTCGTAGGGCCTGCCTCGCTGGTCAAGCTGGTTGATGAGTGCGAAGGCAAGACGCTGGGGCTCTGTCTGTGCCTCCAGCTCAAAGTCATTGGCAATGATGCCAACCAGAAGGTCATCAGCCTGAATCATGGCGTCGTAATATGGGCTCTTTTGATACTGCAGATACCGCCCTTGATTCAGGTCCGGCTTGTAGCCGCGGGCCACCAGCTCACGGGTAGCGCGTTCGCGGCCAGGGTCTGTGTACTGGGCACCTGGTGCCTCTGCCCGCGCAGTCTCCAGCTGTGCCACACGCTGACGACTGGCCAGCACTTCTGCCTCGAAGTTGATGCGCTGGTCATTGCGGTATGCCTGCTTTGCGGCGGCCTCATCATACAGGCCCTTTGCATACTCGAAGTCTTCCTCTGTGGAGAAGTCTTCCACCACAATTGCACCGTCTGCAAGGGCAGCAAGCGCGGCCTGAAAAGCCTGTTCCTCAGTGCTAAAGTTTACACCCTTAGGCGCCGCGGTCTTCTCTCTGCGCTCCACAATGGCTTGACCGTCGTAGCCGCCGCGAATGCCTGCCTGGCCTGCAAAAAACAGGGCCTCCAGCTGCTGCTGCATGGCCTGCTCTGCTGCCTGCTCCTCAGGACTCAGGGCGCGTGCTGCTCCGCTTGCTGCTGTGCCGCGTGCCACGCTGTCAGCCTGACGCTGGACCTGAGCAATGAGCGACGCGTCCATTCCCTGCGTTTGCAGGATGCCAATGATGTCCTCTACTTGCTCAGGGGTGGTGTCCTCAGTGATGAGGCTGACAGCCAGGTCACGCGCTGAGCTTGGTGCGCGTGTGGTCGGGTTGACCAGCAAAGCCTCCAGCTCATCGGCTTGGGCTTTGGGCAAGCTCAGGCCTGCTGCCCGCCTGGCTGTGCCTGCTGATGCCCGCCGTCTGCTGGCGTCCTCGGATGCGTACTGCTGGCGCAGCAGCTCCATGGCTCCGCTGGCATCAGGAGGCCTGACCCGGAAGACCTCATTGAGGTTGGTGAGGTTGGCGTTCTCGTTCTGCAGCAAGCTGTCAAGGTAATTGATGCGATCCTGCTCACTGGCAATGTCTCGCGTGATGTCGCCGTATCGCTGGTATGCAGCGAGAGTACGCGCATATTGCTCAATATACTGGGGGCGGCGGCCTGCAAAGCTGGTGGAAGGCATCAGGGCACCTATCAGGAAAAAGTGGTAGGGATGAGGTCAAAGCTGAAGTCAGACGGGTTGACTGCGCCTGACTGCTGAATGATGACACCTGTAGGCTGGACAGGGGTCTTGGCTTCCTGAATGGCGAGATCATTTTTCATCTGAGCTACCTGCATACCGGTCTGCCCAGCACTAGCAAAGCCCAGACTCAGTGCCTGCATTCGTCCCGCTCGGCGCTCTGCCTCTGCTGTCTGGCTCTTGACTTCCAGCTGCGCAATGCGTGCCCGCTCGCTTTCCCGTTCCTGTTGATTGAGCTGGTTGATTTCAGTCTGCTGGTCTTGCGCAATGTTGCGCAATGCTCCCTGCTCGGCTTGCTCTTGCAGGAATAGGTCGCGGCCTGACACTGCCCGCCCACCTGCCTGCTGTGCTGCCATCTGCTGCAGGCTCATGGCCTCCAAGTCACGCGTGACACCTGCCTGCTGTGCGTCGCCCTGTTGGCGCAGGGTGGCCTCCTCAGACCCTGTGAGCCCAAGGTCACCCTGCCTCTGCCTGCGCTTCAGGCGCTCTAGCTCTGCGCGCTCTGCGTCAGTCAGGTCTATGGCATCTGCTGCCCGTGACCTGCTGACGCCTGAGGCTACACCTCCTGCTGCTGCTGCTACCGCTGAGGCAATCAGGAGCGTTGTCAATACTGCCATTTAAAACCTCTACAGATAAAACGATTCAATAGCCACGCCCCAGTTGACTACTGCCACGCGGTCAATCTGAGAGTGGGAAGCCAGGCCGAACGTGACACGTCCGCTCGTGCTGGTCTTGACAAGGACGCCATCACGCGACTGGTATGCGCCACCTACAGGATAGGGAATTACGGCTCCAATCCTGCCCGGTGTTGTCTCCCAGGGTGTTGTGACTCCAGGCACAACAGCAACAGACAATGTGCGCCCTTCCTGCGCGTGTCCCCTATAGCTGCTGTAGGCAGTAGATGGCTCACCAAAATAAGGCGCAACCCAGACCGCGCGGTTGTCTGCCGTTTCCTGTTGTCCTGCTGTGCTGGCGTCTGGTCCACACTCCAGCTCGTACCAATAGTGGAATGCCACGGTGCAGCTGCGTCTCAGGTCAATGGTCACAGCTGTGCCCGGTATGGCCTCAAAGGACTGGCTGGCAGCCCTGCCTTGACCTGTCAGGTATTTGGTGCAGAAGGTCAAGCGCACCATGCCCGAGTTGTTACCGCCCTGGTGGCCTGTAACTCCATGCTGCACACCAGCGTAAGGCTTGTATGCAGGGGGCTGGATGTGTCGGGTATCGATCCACTTTGCAACCTCCACATCTGCGGGCACAATGCCCCGGTGCAGATAGACGCGCAGGGCTTCCGCATTGCCCTCCAGCGCTGCAGATGTGCAGATGGTGCCATCAGCAAAAGTGTTCGGTGGGGTGTAGCTCACTTGACCCTCTGCTTCAGCACAGCCAAATTGCCCCCGTTGTAGGATAGCGATGCGCCGTCACTATAGGCCGTGTCGTGCACCAGGTAGTTGTTTCCTCCGTTGTTGAACGGGTGCATGATTCCCTTGATGACAACGCGCAGGCCGTAGCAGGTGACGTTGCCTGATGGCCTGGTGTAGAACCAAGCGCCACTGACGCCGCGCCAGCGTTGCACTGTTAGAATGCTTGCTCTTGGAAGTTTGCCAGCGTTTGGGTCATCAGCAAAGCGCAGGTCTGCAGGGACTACCGCTGAGGCTTGCATATCACCCAGGGCAGCCCCGTATTTTCCCGCGATGACTGTCTTGAAATCGCTCTGACCTGGCACTGCTACGTAGCTGGTCCGGCTGTTGCTGGTCACGTCCCACTCCAGATAGGTGACCCAGACAGCGCCCCAGGTCCATGCCTTCTTGGTTCCTCCTGAGCCATCAGCGAAGGTGTAGAAGCCCAGGCTGCTGGCGTTGTCCCAGTTGCTGCCAGCTGTTGCAAAAACGCTGAGATTCCAGTAGGCGCGGAATACCTCATCTTGTGTGATGTTGATACCGAGCGCTCCAAAGCTCATCTCTGTCACAGTGCCTGACCCGTTGTTCACTGGGCTGGCATCTGCGGGCATGGTGGTCATGCCGTTCAGGGTCACCGAGCTGCTGTGCTTCCAGTTGTTCAGGCCTATTTCCTGACTCTGCGCATGGGTCAGCATGAAGCCAGTGTTCACAAACTGGGGCAGGTCATGCGCAGCATCACGGTGATTGAACTGGTTGAGGTCTGTCTGCGTGTAGCTTGCAAAGCGCGTATTGAGGCTGGCAGCGTCAAGGCTATCGCCATCCTTCACGGGGCTGTCTGTGATTCTGCTCATCTCCATCTCCCAATGGCCAGGTACCGCATACTGTAGAGGTGGGCCTGAGGTACGCGGTCACCACCTGTGGTAGTAAGGGGGTCGTCTTCTGATGGTCCGACAATGCGCCATTGAAACCGGATGCTCACATCACCCTGAGGCACTAAAGTTGAGCCTATCACTCTAAAGGCCTCATGGTAGCAGGGGCCGCGCTTCTCAGCGATTGTAAGCCCGTTAGCCGTAATACGCAGGTTGACATATCGGGGCGACTTAGGGAAAGGAACATTCAGGCCATCAGCAAAGCCGCCCATAATGTACGCGTTACCTGCCCACTCAATCTGAAGGTGGCCACCCTTGAAACCTGTCAGGGTGATGGCGTCATCGTCGATGTTCTGCCAGCTTCCTGGGTAGACGTCAAAAGTCGCGCTGTTCCACGCGTTTGTGGGGATGTCTGTAGTGTCCACAACGGTTGTCTGCTCGCCACCTGTGTGGGTCTCTTCGGCGCTGTAGACGCGCGTCAACGCGTAGTCTTTTAGCCGGTCACTGCTGACGTAGTTGCCGGGCAGCTGGTCGCGGTCCAGCGTGGTGATGCTGGACTGCTGAGCGCGCAGCTCATCATTGACCGCACCGGGTGAGATGGTGCCGCCTGTGGTGGCCTCTCTCTGGGTCCAATGCTTCATGCCCTGCGCCCCTGCACTATCTTGGTGCCCTTCGTGGTGTACTCAAACTCATGCCCCACCAGGATGATGTCTGCTGTGGTCTCAATCTCAAAGCAGAACCAAGCAGCAGACATGTGGGCGACACTGTACCGCAGGGGAACCAATCGCTCTTTCTGGTAGGTGGTCAGCCCCAGCACGGTTTTGTCAAGCGTCGGAAGTACTGCAGCGTCTGGAGGCTGTGCCAGGTACGTCCGCTCCAACACTGGGGTCAGGCTGAAGTCTTTGTAGTGCCGCATAGTGATGCTGGCATCACCTGTGGTCATCACCCAGATGGTCACATAGGTGACTTGCTTCTGCATCTGCGGGTCACCTGCTGACCACCAGGCTGAACGGTATGTGCTGGTCGGTGGGCTCTGCGCGACCATGTTGTCAGACTCAATGGCGCTGCCTTTGGCGCGCTTGCCAGACATCACGAAGAGACCGCGCTGACTGGTGCTGGTGCCTGACTCAGCCCCAGTGTGATGACCGAACACCACGGTACCGTCTGCCCGCGTAGCCAGTGCGCCCACAGGGAAGCCGCTACGTGAGCTCCAAGGGCTCAGGCGCTGACTGTCAATGAGTGCCAAGCGGTCAAGGTGGAGCACCAGGCCCCTACTGGGTCGGTCGCTACCGCCTGCGCAGAAGTAAAGCTGGTATTCTCGGAGTGACGCGCTGAAGATACCCACAGCTTTGGGCAAGCAGTCAGGGGTCATCTGCTGGATAAACTCATCCTGCCCCACTGTCAGGTTCACCAGGTCAGCAATGGCACCACCCTCCAGGCCTCCAGTCAGGGCGTAGATTCCGTCTGAAGCCAGGAAGACCACACCCAGCCCAGGCACTGCTTGGATGCTGTGGGGACTTCTGCAGGTGACTGAGTTGCTGATGGTGCGGACCTGAAAGCCAGACTGAAAGGTTCCGGTCACTACGT